AGGTGCACCTATTCAGCGCTGAAGCCAAATTGCTCCACCCTCCGGCTGCCCGGAAGGTACCACCTTCGATATGAAAAAGTGCTTAACCGCGGTCGATCAACTGTTCCAAACTTTGAATCGACTGCGCCATGGAGGCCAGCAAGTGCTGAACCGCCGGGGTCGGCGTCCGGCGCATGGCGTCGATCACCTCAAGCTCATCGTGAAACTGGCGCAGGCTGGCGAGCACACCGCGGAGGATCGCCTCAGCTCTGTCCGGGTTCATCATCGCCATCCATGTCCGCAAGGCGTTTCAGGCTGAGCCGTGCCATATGGAGATCGCGGGCGAGGCTCAAGCCGCGCGCTTTATTGCCGGTGACGGGGACCGCGGCGTCGGCAATCTCCAGAGCCCTCTCCTCCCAGTTCCCAATATTGGCCAGGACCGCCACGATGATTCGCCTGCACCGATCCGCATCCACATGATTAGTCCGGTGTCAGAAACAGTGTTCGCTCAGCCTGCCGCCGCCGGGTCAATTCCTTGAATCGCGTGCGCCAAGCCGGGTTTCTCCATCGTTCCACCAGGGCCTCCCGTCGCGCAACCCGCCCAGCCTCAGTGTGCTTTTGTGGGTTTGCGGCCCGTCTCGCCTTAATCTTCGCAAGCGTCTCCGGGGAGTGCGTTCGGCCAAGCATGCCGTGGCGACCCTTGCGCGCCATATCGGCCATGTTGTCCGCGTTTGTGCCCGTGAACAAGTGCGCGGGATTGCAGCATCTCGGATTGTCGCAGTGGTGACAGACAAAAAGCCCGTCCGGCACACTCCCGTACTGGCTTCCATAGGCAAAACGGTGGGTATACTTGATGCCGCCGACTGTCATGAACACGCCGTAACCGGATTTAATCACTGCGGCTGTCCAGGGCCAGCAGCTATCGGCCCCGCCGGATCTATCGACCTTACTCCAAAAGCGGCACTCGTCCGAACACCATTTCTGACTTGAAGTAACCGGCTGGAAGCTCTTGCCGCATGCATCACACGCGCGCACCTTATAAACAGCCATTCCAATGCTCCTAACAGCTTGGTTGGTCAGGGCCGGGGCGGTGTTACAGCACCAAACCGGCTCGATCATTTTAAAGGTCATCTTTCCGCAAGAACAGCTCGCGCTCGGCTATTCTCCGACGCGTCAAACCAGACATAATGCGCATTCCCGCACGGTTCCACCTGATGAACTCTCCTGCGGCTTCTTCGGGCCGCCCGGCGTTCAATTTCCGCATTAGTGTGCTTCCCCGCAAAGCGGATAACCCGACGTTGTAGGCAAAAACGCAAAGGCTGGAGAAAGCATTCTCGGAAATCGTCACCTTGACCATTGCTGCCACGCCCGTTTCGAAGTGCCGCAGGTCGACCATCAGCCGCTCGTCGGCCTGGGCCTGTGTCCAGCACACGCCGGGCCCGACGTCCTCGCCGGTCGCTCCCCAGCCGCAGGTCCAGATCCGCGCCGGAGATGCATCCCGATAGGCGTCCAGCCGGCACCCCTCGAACTCCTTCAGCAGCGCCAGCCCGGCCGCATTGATCCGCCGCGGCATCATCACCACCACACCAGACGATCAGGCCCGAACCAGCGATCCAGAAGCCAATATGTCAGAGAGAACATTGGAAGCATCCTGCATATGAATTGTCAGGATGTTTTCTACATAACGATGATTAACATTAAGGCTTCTTGCTGAAGAAGCAGTGCGACGCTATGCGGACCATCATCCGGAACGTCCGCATCCACGCCGGTTTCGGCCGCACATCGCAGCGGGCAAAGTGCGTCGCGCCGGCAGTATTATCAGGAACCGCCCGCAGCAGGACCTGCACGGTTGCCAGCATGGCCTTCACGTATGGCAGGCTGTTGTCGGGGTATCGCGCCGGGGCCGCATACTGCGCCGGCTTCGTCAGCACTGCGGTGATCGTCCGGCCGTAGACCTCCGGCTCCTCCAGCCGGTTGACCACGGTCCACACAATCGCCCTGGCTCCTTCCAGAGGCTCACCAGTTGATTCGGCCGCCACCACCCGGGCGATCAGGGAAAGCTCACCAGCGCGCAGCTCAGCGCCCTCCGCGGGCCCGTGCGTCAGGATGAAGGCAACCATGAAGGCTCCCAGCATCAGCCAGCAGTAGAATGCCAGCACGGCCAGGGCCTGAAACCACCTCACCAGGGCCACCACACGCCGGACATCGCCATGCCGACGAGCACCGCCAGCACCACGTAGACCGACAACATCGCCACGTAGTAGACCCACTCCCGCATCAAAGGTGACTCAGATCGCCCCGAACATTACCCACCACATCAGTAATTGCCGGCGATCAGCTTGTTGACCCCGGTGCCGCCGTCGAACGTGCCGCTGGTCAGATTGCCCGTCACCAGATTGCCGTGGATCACGTAGCGGTCGCTCGCCCCGACCTCGACCGAGATCCCGGTGCCTTGGGTGGCGGCGAACCGGCCGCCGTTGCCGGCAAAGCAGCCGATGACGCTAAAGTCGGTCACCCCGGCGGCGATTGCGAGCCCGTCCCAGCCGGCCCCGGCGCTCGCCTGCCCGTTGCTGTCGAAGCTGCAGGCCATGAACCTGACCTGCGTGCTGCCCGCGCCGACCAGGCATCCGTACTGGTGGTTGTTGATGAAGGAGCAGTTGGTAAAAATCACGTCGCGGCTGCCCGTGATGCTGAGCCCGCCGCCGGGGCGATTGCTGAACCAGCAGTCGGAGAGGCTGAGGTTGCGGGAGTTGTCGATCACCGACGCCGCTAGGCAACTGTCGAAGAAGCACTGGCTGAACCGGGAGTAGGCCGGGGTATTGCCGGTCGTCGGCCCGTCGCCGGTCAGGAACAGGCCCTCATTGCACAGCACGACGTCGAGGCCCTGCACCATCAGAGCCTCGGCCTTGCCGACCACGCGCAGGCCGGTTGAGGCCGGGTTGGGAACGCCGGTGTCGAAGTTGGCCCCATTGCAGATTGTGTCCCGAAGGAACACGTCGTTGCAGCTGCCCGAGATCAGGATCCCCTCGCCGGTGAAATCCGAGAACTCGCAATGCTCGATCTTGGTGCCGACCGAGTCGCCCAACACAACGCCCTTGCTCATCTTGTAGGAGCGGACATCGATGATCCGGCCGACCGAGGCCGCCGCCGCGTAGACCGCGGCCCCGGAGGTTCCCCGCACCGCGTTGATCACCGAGAGGCCGCTGACCTCCCAGTGCTGTGCGGATGCGGCGACGTCGATTGCGGTCAGCGACAGGCTGTTGACCTTGAAGCAGGTGGCGGTCCGCCCGCACCCGCGCAGCTTGACGCCATACGGCAGGGCCAAGCTGGACGCGATGGCGTAGTTCCCGCCGGACAGCAGGACCTCGCCCCCTCCGGCGAGCCCGACGCACGCCAGCGCCCGGTTGATGGCGGCCGAGTCGTCGGTGCCGCCGTTGCGGACGGCCCCGAACCATTCCGGCCGCGCCACCGTCAGCCCCCGGATCAAGGCCCCGGACGCGGCGGTATCGAACACCTGATACAGATCGGCCTGCACGCCACCATTGAACGTCACAGTCACGCCCGCGTCGGGCCGGACGACCGCCCCCGGGTCGAAGCTGACGGGAGCCGTGAAGGCGGTATCGGAGGCCAGCCGGTAGGTCCCCGACGGCAGGTGGAAGCCCTTGGGCGAGGCCGCCGCCGCCGCCAGCAGCCGAGTTCGGGTGTCGCCGGTGCCGGTGTTGTCAGCCCCCCGGTCGAGCACGCAGGGCGGAGCGCCCAGCGTCATGCGGGCGTGGGATCTGGTGAGGCTCATCGGCGTATCCTTTCGGTTGTCCTCGTTACAAACTCACCGGCAATAATCCGGTGCCTGCTTCGAGTCAGGGTCATGTTCGCTCCCTCACCAGCTAATGACCCGGACCAAGCCGCCGCCGCCGGCACCGCCAGAGCCGCCCGTGGTCGTCCCGCCACCACCGCCGCCGCCGCCGCCCCCAGGCAGGGCACCGGCCCCACCGGCACCGGCGGTTCCCGAACCGTTAGAGCCGCCGCCGCCGCCGCCTTGGCCGCTGTAGCCGCCGGTTGAAGGGGTTGCCCCGGCGCTGCCGGCGGTGCCGCTGGTATTACCCGCCGTACCGCCGCCGCCCGATGCCGCCGTAGCGCTGCCACCGGCCCCGCCGGCAACCGCGACGTTGCCGGAACCGACACCCCCGCCGCCACCGCCGCCGCCGCCGCCGTAGACCGATCCGCCTGCGGCAAAGGCGACCCCCGCGCTCGTGGTGCCGCCGCCGCCGCCGCCGCCGAACTCGGAAAATCCGCCAGCACCACCCGTCGTGCCGCCGCCGCCCGCCCCGCTCAGGGAACTGGCTCCCGCCGTCGTAGCCGGAAAGCCGCCGAGCGTGGATGATGCCCCGCCGTCCGCAGGCGCCCCCGCAACGCCGCCGCCGCCGCCGCCCGCGCGGTTGGCCGCGACAGCCCCCGCCGCCCCGGCACCGCCGCCGTAGCCGGTCAGATAGCTGCCGAAGGTGCTGTTACCGCCAGCGCCGCCCGCAGTACCCGCACCACTGCTTCCGCCCGTCCCTGCAGCGCCCGCAGCGCCGACAGTGACCGCGACGGTTGATGTCAGGTCCGACGCCAAAAATATGCGCTCATGACGCACGCCGCCGCCGCCGCCCGTACCACCAGCCCGAACGGTGCCCGCAGCACCCCCGACCCCGCCGCCGCCGCCGCCGCCGCCGCCCGTGCAGACCACGCGGACAACCGTAGCGCCGCTCGGCTTCGTCCATGTGCCCGACGCCGAAAAACTCTGAACATCAGGAGCGATAGCCCCGGCCGCCACCGTTACGGTAACCGCCCCGCCTGTGTTCGTGGCGACCACCCCGCCGCCGACGAAATCGAACGAGGTCGCGGCAGCCGTCAGACTCACGCCCTCGTCTTTGGCCGTGATCGCCGACGGGATAGACAGCGTTGTCCAGCTTGTATCGTAATCGGCATTGCTGCCTTTGACCAAAGCCTGCCCGGTCGTGCCGCCGCTCGCAACCCCAGGCCCGGTAGCGCCCGTTGAACCCGTCGCTCCGGTTGCGCCAGTTGCGCCGGTTGGCCCTGTCGGCCCCTGCGCGCCAGTGGCCCCGGTCGGTCCTTGCGGCCCCTGCGCACCAGTGGCCCCGGTGCTCCCCGTCGCGCCGGTATCGCCACGCGGGATGCTGAAGGCGAACACCGCAGCGCTGGTGGTGCCGGTATTGGTGACCGTGGCGTTGGACCCTGCGGACCCGGTGGTGACCGTGCCGACGCTGATGGTGGCGGCATTCCCCGCCGCGCCCTGCGGCCCCTGCGCCCCCGTCTCGCCCTGCGGCCCTTGAGGGCCGACATAATCCTCATCGATAACAGTGGCCTGCCCCACCACCCTGATGTCGATTGCGGAATCGGACGGAGGGGCCTCGGTGAACAGAATGTTCGTCCCCGAAATCCCATACGTGCTGATGCCCTGGACGACGCCGTCCACCGCAACGATCAGGCTGCGCACGCCGCCGGTCAGCGTCAGGCCCAGATCAAAGAGCACGGTGGATCCATCGCCGGTAAAGCTGAAGGCCCGCAGTGCGCCCGGCACATCCCCGACCAGCCCGTCGACGATGGTATCCAGATCAATGAGCTGGTCGGTCAGCTGCTGCACCATGAAGGTGAGCCGGTCGAACACGTCCTCATGGACGTCGGCGTAGAACGCGCCCTGATTTGTTAAATCGGTTTCCTGCACCAGCGGCACCACCCGCCGGATCGTCAGCGTTTCGCCGCTGGCGAGCGGATCGCCGCCCAGCGGATAGGTGATGCTGCCGCCGCCCTCCGAGTCTATTCCACTGACCGAGTAGTGCGTGCCCAGCACCAGCGTGGTGGTGATGCCGAGTGCCGTGGTCTTGGTCACCGTCAGGTGGCTGCTGTCGGTCACCTTGAACGGGTATGCAAACGACGTCGCGCTGCCGTTGCCCGCAACAGTGATCCGGCTGACGGCCGTTGCGACTGTCATTCCATCCGCTCCATCATGATGTGATTACTGTTTCGGCGCTTCCCGGCCGCTCAAGAGGCCGCGGGTCCAGTCGATGATATCCGCCCCTTGCTGCTCGCCGCTCATGACGTCGGCGGTGTAGCCCAAGGGCTTGCCCAGCTGGCCCAGCGGCAGGCCGGTCAGCATGCCGATCAGGGTCAGCGCATCCTGCACCGCCCGGCCTGCGGTGCTCTCGCCGCCGGTCGCAAGCTTGACCGCGCTGCCGCCCAGCCGCTCCACCTGACTGACCACCGGGGCCACGCTTAGCCGGTCGTCGTAGGGCTTGTCATTGAAGAGGTGGACCCCGAAGTTCACCGCGGTTCCGACGATGGGGATCATGGCCGCGAAGTAGCGCAGCTGGGACAGCGCGAACAGCTCGCCGATATCGTCGATCAGGCCGTCGTCGTCGTCATCGCCCAGCTCGCCGCGCGCTGCTTGGCTCATCGCTTCGGCCAGCACCGCCGGCACCAGTGCGCCCATCAGGTAGATGTAGAAGAGCCGGGGCGATCCGCGGGCCCAGCCGAGGTCCTGAATGGTGGAATCAAACTCCTGCCTCAACACGTTGTACTGCGCATTGAAGTAGCTGTAGAACTGCAGGAACGGCCGGGCGAAGGCGTTCTGGACTTCCACGCGGCTGACATCCTCCGGAGCGAAAGAGCCCTGCGTCGTCCGCACGACGCTGTCGGCTTCCAGCACGGCCTCATTCTCGGCCATGCCCTTGGCGACGTTCTGCTCGTAGGACCCCAACCACACAGCCCTGTCGACCAAGTTCTGCATGTAGATCTGGGCAAAATACCCGTGCTTGTCCGTCTTATCGCGCAGCTTTCGGAAAACGCTCTTTTCCTCCAGCAGATCGTCCAGCGTCGTCATCAGCTCCTGGCTGGTGCTGTCCATGCGATCCCGCATGTAAGCGGACTTGGCCATGATCATCTGCGACGAATGCCGCGGCGCTGCGACGCTGGCGACCAGCCCGCGCAGCACCCGGGTTGGGCGGACCTTGATCATCGCGACGTTGAGCCCGGTGATCTGCTGGGCGGCGTTGAGGATGTTGCCGGCCATCGCCTGGATGCCGGTATGCTTCTGCAGGCCCTTGAAGAACTTTCCGAAAGTCCGCCCACCTTCCGACGTGAAGGGGATCTCCACCGTCTGCCTAGCCACCCTCTGCAACCAGGGGATCAGGATCTCGTCGACCGCGTGCGGATCGATGCCGAACATCTGGTCCTTGAACTCGCGATTGATCGCCAGCCGCGTGACCTGCGCCACCACCGGCCCCAAATGCGTGAACTTCAGGACGGTGTCCACGTGTCCGGTCAGCCGCGACAGGTTCAGTTCCAGCGGCTTGTTGTATTCCACCCGGCTCTTCGTGAATCCCTTCGCCACGCTTGGCAGGATGCCGGCGTTCTGCATCTCGCCCATCGCCGCCGCATCGACCCGGGCCCCGGCATCAGCATTCAGCAACCGCTCGGTGACGGCCGGGACATAGCCGCCGCGGTACTTGCCGAACGGCGTATCGATGCCGGGGGTCTCGACCTCCTGAAAATAGTAGCCTTTCATTTTGCGGTGTGCGACCTGGGCCGGACCCTTCAGCTCCTCCAGCAAGTCCCAGATCTGCTGCGCGGTATCGAAGTCCTGCTTGGTCAGGATACCGTCCTGTACCATCCGGCGGATCATGCTGTCCCACCGGCTGCGGTCGACCGTGCCATCGGGCATTGCCTTGCCCCAGGCGAACCCCTCGCCCCGCCCGCCGAGCAAAAGCTTCCGCATATTGCTGTCGTTGCCGGTGTGGAGGATGGCGTGGAGCAGCGCCCCTTTATTGGCGAAGGTGTAGTTTAGTTCAGGGGCGGCTATCGGCTTGCCGAGCAGTTCCTTCTTCCGCGGTTCCAGAATGTCGACAAGCTGCTTGATCCGCCGGGTCTTCTCCGCCCGGTACTCATAGACTGCCGACAAGACCGGTCTTACAAAGTACTTTGTAAACGGCCCGACCTTGCCGTCGTCCAGCCGCCGGGCCCAGGATTCCACCCGCTCCAGAAACGCCGCCATGCCCCAGAAGGATCTGGCCCGCTTCTCGGCATCGGTGACGGCCGCCGTCTGCCCGATCCGCTTGCCGCTGTCCCTTCCGGAAGCCTGCGCGATCATCTCGGACACTGCCGCCTTGATCTCCACCCGCTGCCCTTCGACCTCGATGGTCTTGGCATTGCGGCCCATGGTCAGCAGCGCATCCACGGTATCGGTCAGCGACCGAAACTCATCCACGGTCATCTGCCGCCAGATGTCGGGGGCCATGTCGACCGGCTGCCCGCCAGCCCGCTGCCGGGTCCGTGGCCGCCCGCGGGCCGCCACCGTGCCGGCTCCAGCCGTTGCCGCATCGATCATGGAGCGCATGTCGGCAGCGCCTGCAGGATCGTTCTCCTGCATCTTCTCGAACCAGACTTGGCTGTCGAATCCCTGCTGCGGCGAGGACAAGCCGAACCGGCTGAGGATCGCCCGGGCAGCGCCGATGAACTCTATGTCCGTGGACTTGGCAAAGTTGCTGTCCGGCTTGCGCAGCCGTCCGAAGCGCTTCAGCGCCTTGCCGACGCTGTCCTGCACCGCCTGCGCTTCGCGGGCCAGCGCCAGATTAATCAGCTGCTGCTCTTTCAGCCGCGCCGCCGTCTCGTAATCACGCTTGGCAATCGCCTGCTCGACCTGCCGGGCGAGGCGATCCGCCTGCGTGCGGTACCTGCCGGGCACCGCATCCTCGACCCGCTTCCCGGCCATCGCCCGCTTGGCCGCTGCGGCAATCGCCTTGGCATCCAATTTGGTCTGCAGTCCCCGCACCTGCCGGAGCGCTGCACGCTGCGCAGTGCGCTGTGTCGTGCCAGCGGCAGCACTGGCCCGCGCCATGTCCGCCGCGACGGATGGCCCCGCCACCGCATCCGCCGGAGCCCCAGTGCCGGCCACCGCCTCGACATCGGCGACCGCCTCATTGACCGCAGCCCGGTCAGCGGCAGCCGTGCCCGCCCCGGTCTCCGCCACCGTCCTTGTCGCGGCCTTCTGCACGACACTGGCCGCCAGCCGCCGAAGCGCCTTGGCCTGCAGTGCCGCCAGTTCCAACTGCTTCTCGTTGAGCACGACCTCAGCGGCATCCTCAGCGATCCGCCCATCGCTGAGCATGTCGCCGTGGCGCTGCTTCATGGCCGCATCAGTCTCGGCCTCGATCACGTCCCGCATCGGCTGGACGTTGAGCAGCGCATCGCGCAGCTCGTCGGCGCTGGAAAACCCCATCATGCCGGCGAAGACGTGATGGCTGATTCCATCCTTGGCCGTGACACCCTTCGGCAGGAGCTTCAGCACATCCTTGCCGTAGTCGAGGCTCAGCAAGTTGCGGTCAAGCTTGAGCTTCCGCGGGTTGCCGGCCTCGTCGACCAGCGTCTCGCCGGATGCGGTGATGCCGTAGCGCAGCAGATTGTATGCGGCATAAACTGGCCGGTTCCTGACGTCTCGCTCGACCTCCGCGCGGACCTTAGCCCGCTCCTCCTTCCACCACTCGCGCCTCTCGCGCTCCAGCTCCCGCATCACGCGCTTCTGCAGCTCTTCCCGGGCCTCGCGGGTGGCCTGCTCGGACAGCCGCTCCAGGCTCTTCTGCTCCGATGCGGTCATGACGGAGCGAAGCGCCGACGGCACCCGGAACGAGGCCGCGGCCTCTGCGTCCGCAATCGCCTCGTCGGTCGCCACCAGCCGATCCATCACGCCGCGGACTTCCGGAGTGATCTGCCTGCGATAGTCCGGCATACTGGTAAGGGTCTTGTATATCCGCGTCAGCCAAGCCGAGAACGATGCGAACGCATCGCGCAGCGCACTGCTCGGAGCCTTGCCGTCGCGCAAGTAGACCTCGAACGACCGGGCCCACAGCTCGTGCGCCTCGCGGGTCATGGCAGCGTGGACAGCGTCAGCTGACGCCGTCGCCACGTCGATCTGGATGCCGACATGGTCGAGGATTTTCTGAAGGTCCGCCTGCAACTTGGCCCGGGCCTCCGGGTCCGCCGACGGGTCGAAGCTGTCGTCGATCAGCTGGAACAGGAAGAAGTGGCCAAATTCGTGGAGGGCGGTAGACAAATCCGCGCCCTGCGTCAGCCGGACGATGTTGGCCGGATTGCCGTAAGGATCCAGCGCTCGCTGATAGGAGCCCTTGACGCCCTGCGACAACTCGTCCAGGGGCTTCGCGGCAATCGCCTCGGTCGAGGCCCACTCGGGCAGCAAGCCAACCTTCTGGTCGGCATAGACGGTTTCGCGCTGGTTGGACCGGTTCGCCTCGCCGTATGGCCCGAAATTAACCCAGGAGTTCTGGCCCCTGGTTTCGCTGGTCATCGCCCGGGCCGCCAGCGGCGAGTACATCAGCACATGGCTCTGCCAAGCATTCTCTTCACCGCTCGGCCCGAACCCAACGCCCTCTTTCCCATGCCCAAAAACGTCATGGACGATCCGGAAAATATCATTTGCAACCAACCGCCGGTCGCCAATGAACTCGTCGGTCGGTTCCAGCAGCGGGTTGTCGGCGATCTCCGTCAGCGTGCCGAACCCTGCATCGGTCGGGAACAGCCACAGGTGGCCCCGGTGCATGTCCTTGATGACACCCATCGGGCCTTCGGGGTACGGATCCGGCATGCCCGGCTCGATCACCTCGACCGTGATGCCCAGCTGCTTGACGATCTGGTATTGCGCCAGGGTCTCGTCGATCATGGCCCGGTAAGCGGCGGCCACCTCCGGATCCTGCGGCGCGTGGGCCATGGCGTCGTAGGCGTCGGCGATCCGCTTGCCGCGCACCGGGTCGGCGACGACGTGCTCCGACTGGGTCCGCACCGGCAGACCGATGGAGCGCATATAGCTCGCCGCGGCATCCCGGATGGCCTGGATGGGCCCCGGCGAGCGGGCGGGGAGGTTGGCTAGTCTTTCTGGGTATCGGTCGGGCGAGCCCGATCCGAGGGTTGCCGCTGACTCTCGCGGTAGCGGTCCAAGATCCGCTTGCGCCCGATCCGCTCCTCCTCGGCTTCCTGCTCCGGCGTCATCGGTTTCGACGTCTCGTCCGGGGTCTTCTCTGGCATCGACAGCTTCCCTTTGCAGCCTAACCGCCTCGTCATAGTCGGCGGCGTATGGTCCTTCACCCGCCACGTAGGGCGGCTCGCGGCCGGTCAGCGCCATGAACACGACGTCCGGCGTGCCGCCGTTGTATTTGCCGAAGGCGGCCTTGTCCCAGCCGTCCGGCATCTGGCTCTCGTCCCACGGCAGCCGCGCCGCGACCGAAAACCCCGCTTTGGCGTAGATGCCCGGCAACACCGTATCGAAGGCATCGAGCCGACGCCCGCCCTCCTGAACGGCGAGCTTGACCATGTCGACCGCGACGTTCTTGTGCGGAGAGCCCGGCGTGTTGAAGACGCTGACGATGTCATCGCCCTTCAGCCCGATGCCGGCCAGTCTGTCCTCCGTCAAGAACAGCCGCATGCCGGCGTAGTCCTCGTTAGGGTAGACGTAGACCGCCGCCCCGTATGGACTCCCGACCTTCGACGCCTGAATCGCCGCGCTGAACGTCTGGGCCGCGGCATCACCCGGGTCCAGTTCCAGCATCACCGGGCCGCCAGCGTTGGGCTCCCAGCGTGCGGCGACGGTGGCTGACCCTAGATGTAGTGGGCCAGCATCGCCTGTGCTTCCTCGCGCGTAAGCTGCGGATTGTTGCGCAGGGTCGTTTCCAAGATCTCCTGATAGATCTCGTCCGGCGTTTGGTCCGGCGGCTTGGAAGAGGACGGTTCCGGTCCCTGCGGCACCAGATCCTTGGTCGCCAGCGCCGCGGCCTTCAATTGCGCGTCCGTCATCGCCGGTTCGGGCGGATCCGGATCGCTGATCCAGGGAGCCCACTGCCCTGGTGATCGTGTCATCGTCAATTCCTTTCGACCGTGCAAGATCGCTCAGCGCGCCGGCATAGTCGACGTTGATGGCCTCGCTGTCGCGACCCCCCAGTTTCGCATAGAGGTCTTTCTCCGGATACCACCACACCGCCTGAAGGTCCGCCGCCGTCAGGCTAATCCCCTCTTGCCGGAGCAGTTCCTGGGCCCGGGCGACCCGCTCGCGCATCCAGATACGGTCGGAGCCGGAGCGGGGCTGCTCGTTGATGCCGTTCAGCCCGATCAGGTAGCGCTCCGCCGCATAGGTCAGTTCGCTCTTCGTCTTCTCGCCGCTATCGAACTGCTTGCGGTTGGTCCGGAAGTCCCGCTCGTGAGCCGCGGTGATCTCCTCCGCGACCTTGTCGAGGGCGGCCTTGGTCTTCGGCACTTTGCGACCGTCGGCTTCCAGTGCCGTGGTCAGCCGGTCCTTCTGCTTGGCCAGGGATTCCGGATTGGTGTTGCCGACCAGGGTGCCCGAGATCCGCCCCCACGCCCGCATGAACCAGAGGTCCATGGTCACCGGGGAGTAGTTGCGGTTCAGGTTCTGGAAGAATCCGCCGCCGATCTTCGGGCCCAGGATGGCGGAGCCGTAGACCACGGTGCTGACGTTCTCGCCGCCGATGGGATAGCCGGCCTTCTTCAGATCGCCGACGGTGAAGCGGCTGTGGAGGAACTCGCGCGTCCCTTCCGGCCCGCGGGCATCGAGCAGCTCGTTCAATTTCTTGAAGTTGGCCGCCATCGCCGGGCCGTTCTTGGCCTGGACCGTGGTTGGGAAGCGCCCTGTCTCACGGAAGTGGCGATAGATCGGATCGGCCAGCCGCACGTTGCTGGGCACCGTCTCGCCCTGGCTGGTAATCGCCAGCGCCGCGGTGAACCCCATTTCGGCAACGGGGTCGGTGGCGATCTCCGGATGCATCAGCGCCGCAATGGTCAGCGCCTCCTCGACCTTGCGGGTATACCAATCGCTGGCGTTGCGGCTGGACTTCTCCAGCGCCGCCTTGATCTCGGTGGCGATGGCCCGGCTGAGGATCTCGTCGGTCTTCGGATCGGGGCCTTCGATGACGCCGCCCTTGACGCCCAGCGCCCGAAGCGCCTTCTGCCCGCGCGTCATCAGCTCGCGGGCAATGTCCCCTACTTCCCTGGTGTTGGCCTTGATGGCCGGCGTGTCGCCGTAGAGGATATCGACGACGGTCAGCGCCGCTTCCTTCGGGTCGGTGCCGAGCGGCGGTGCCGTGCGCTGGAACAGCACCCCCTGATCATCCGCCGCCGGTTCCGCAGGCCTCTGCTGCCCGCCGGGACCAAGCTCCGCTTGGCCCGAGACCCAGTCGCGGATCTCCTGTTCGGTCATGGCCTTCGGATCGAGCCCGGCGGCCTCCAGCTGCTCCGCCAGCACGCTGACCGGTTCATCCAGCTTGGCCGCCTGATCGCGCTGGTCCTGTGTCTGGAGCGCAGCACCTCGGCCCCCGGCTTCCACGCGCAGCGCTTCAAGCACCGCATCCCGGTCGGCATACCCGTTGCCGCTATCCGGAATGCCGTTATCCCGCAGCACGTCATGCTCACTGAGCACGAAGTTATCGACGTCGCCGATGCCGCCTGTGGACTTGAACAGGCCGGGATGGGTCTTCGGCGTCAGGCCCATCGCCCGCAATTCCTGATCGAGCTGGCTCCCGATCTTCACCCCGCCGGCAGCGCGGACAATGTCGAGCACCGGGGTCTTCGGTCCCTGCACCGTCTCGCCGCTCTTCAGCCGGGCGATCACCAGATCCAGATCGCCCTTCCGCACGCTGGCCAGAGCGCCGGGTCCCAGGATCCGCACCTGATCGCGGAGATAGAGCGCGTCCGGATCCGCCCCGGTGCCCAGCCGCGCAGCCCGCGCGACATAGCGCTCGCGGATCAGCGCCGCCTGCGCCGCCGCCTGCCGGCTCTCGTAGCGGCCGGTGTTCATCAACTGCGTATAGACGTCGTCGAACGTCGCCTGCCCGACCGCCGCGCCCTCGTCCTGCAGCGCAAGGCGCTCGACCAGGGACTGCAACTCCGCTTCCCGGTCGGGGTTCTGGCTATACTCACGGGCCTCATTGACGGACCAGCCATCGCGCGATGCCCGCAGATCGTTCTTCAGCGCACCGTGCAAATCGCTGCCCGCAACATGGGTCAAATAGTCGGCCGCCGAGATTTCCACATCGCCGCCGACCGCCAGGGCCTCGGCAAACTGATCCCGCAAGCCGTCGATCTGGCTGAGCGGATCGTCGTCCATGGCGAACGGGGCGGCACCCCGCTCCTGATAAAGCTCCGCGATCTTCTCCGCCGGGACATAGAACGTCTCGACCGGCGTTCCCTGCGTCTGCGCCGCCATCACCCGGCTGAACGCATCGGCATTACGGTCCCGCAGCGTGCTGTCCGCCGTGCCTTTGACCAGCGAGTCGATGACCGCCGCATCCGCCGCGGCCCGCTGCTGGCGCTGGGCATTGTGCGAGATCTGCCGGCCCTTGGTCGCGGCATTGACGATGGCGCGGATGAAGGCCCCGGTACCGCCGGCCGCAGTGGCATCCTGTTCCACGCCGTCGAGGATCTTGGCATCTGGGTTCACCGTCACCAGTTCGACGACGTTCTGGAGGATGCCTTCGGTCACCTCCTGCAAGGCCTCGATGCCGCCCGCGACCGTGATGTCGGCAAGCTGGCTGAGGATGCGGTTCTTGACGTTGATGGGCACCCGCTCCAGCAAAAGGTGCAGGCCGTAATGCTCGGTGACCGCGGTGACCGCAGCGCCGGCCGCAATCGCCGCATCGCCCTCCGGCGTGCCAGCCTTGCCCTGCTGCTCGACCCGCTCCGCCAGCTGGTCCGCCCCGGAGCCCAGCAGCATGGCTACCGTCGCTGTGCCGCCGGACACCAGCGCCAGACCGATCTGCCCGACCACCTGACCGACGCCGCCGGCAATATCGGTGGCGATGTTCTGGCGCTCTTCCGGCGGCTTGATATCCTCTCCGACCTCCTTCAGCGCCTCGCCGGGGCGTCTCAAAATGCCGGTGGGGCTCAGCCACCACGGCACGATGGGAGAGGTCAGCGCGTCGGCCGCGGTGTCCAGCCCGACCGCCCGCATGCCGCGCTCAATCGTCCTGCCGGCGATCTCGTTCAGCTCGGCCAAGCCGGCGAAGCCACTCCCGAACACGTCGCCGACCAGCCCGCCAGCGCCGGCCCGGCCGACGTCGGCGGCCTTCTGCCCCGTCCCATTCGGCAAGCCATAGAAGGACGAGAGCATTTTGGTGAAAGTGTTCTCGACCGGGGCGAGGCGCTCGATGTCGTCGGCGGACAGTTTCGCCAGATCCGGATCTTCGGCCAAGAGCGCCGCCATCTTCGGCGCGTCGTTCAGCGCGTCCCGGTATTTCTGGATCCGGGCGAGGCGCTCCGTCTCCTTCAGGTTGGCCGCCACCGCATCCGGCGGCGCACCAATCGTGCTGCCGATGTCGACCGCTTTCTGGTGGGCATCCGGCGTTGTCGATGCCGCCGCATTGAGGCTGGATCCGAGCTTGGCATCCTGCTCGGATGGTCCGTCGAACCACGAGCCGAAACTGCTCCTCGATGGTTCGGCCCGGGTTGCGGGCGTGGTCAGTGGTTCAGGCGTTGCCGTTTCCGGCTGCCCGATCCAATCGTCGAAAGCGCCCATCAGTTCACCGGGTTGGGGACTGTATCGGTGGTGGTGGTGGTGGTGGTGGTGCCGAGCAGCCGCTGAACTGCGGCCCTGTCGTTGCGCCGGTAAGCGGCATAGATCTTCTCGACCAGTTCATTGGTCGCCCGACCGCCAAGCTTGGCTGTGATATCGGCCTTTTCGGTCTTCGGGATGTTCTTGAACTCGACGTAGAACTTGGACCGCTCCTCGTCCGTCAGTTCGAAGGGACGTTTCTCCGGGTCCGGCCACCAGTCCTTACTGAGCCGGCCGGGCAGCAGCAGATCCTGCGACATGGTGACGATCTCGGCATCGGTCGGCTTGCGGCCTTCCTTGTCCTTGAACTCCTCCATGCGGGTCAGCAACGCGGTGCCGAACGCCGCGTACTTCACCGCTCCGGCGCTGCCTTCTTTCGGCGTTGTGTCGATGCCGGCGGCCTTCAGCAGCGAGGCCGACACGCCGAGGCCCCGGCGCAGGTCGGCGCTCTTGGCCATCTCCTTGGCATCGGACTGATCCAGTCGACCCTTGAGGTCGACGAAATGCCGCACCTGTTCGCGCGGCAAAACCTTTTCCCAGTCCGTCGCCTTCTCCGCCTTGAACTTGTCCGGATCCGTCGCGGCCAGTACCGTCAGCCGCTCGTACTCCGCGGAGTTCTCGGGCGGGTTCTTGCCGTTGATGAGCGACCGCTCCCGGGCCTCCAGATCCGACGTACGGCCGTAGGGCAAATTGGCCGCGACCTCCGGCGGGAGCGTGGCAACAGTGCCACCGCTGTTGACGTGCTGCCACGCCTGGGTTAGCGCCTGCTGCTCCCGGTCCCGCCTGATGGCTTCGCGCCTGCTGCTCTCGGCGTTGATATAGCTGGTGACCATATCGTGCTGCTCGGGATCGTTGGCGTTCCGCTCGTCGTTCAGCTGGGATGCGCGGGCCAGATCGACGTTCTCCGACGTCGACGATCCGATCCGGCCATTGATGCGGGCGATGTACTGCCGGGTTTCGGCAACCGGCAACTTGGCCACCCAGGCCTCCTCGGTGATCGCTCCCGTACGCGGATCGCCAAACTGCTTGATCCAGCCGTCGACCGTACCGCCGCCCGCGTTATATGCGGCCAGCGCCAAAGTCCTATTCCCGTCATATTTCGCCAGCTGGATATCCATGTACTTGCGGCCGAGCTGGCGATTGTACGCCGCATCAGTCCGTGCCTTCTGCGGATCCCACGCGATGCCCAGCGCGTCAGCCGCTTCCTTGCCGCTGACGTCATTGATCTGCATGACGCCGTAGTTCCCCGCACTGCTGGTCAGCGGCTTACCGTCCTTGTCGAACTGCTTGCCGCCGCTCTCCTGATTTTCTTGAGCTTCGTACAGCGTGGACGGAGCGGAGGACTTTTCCAGCGTGGTGGTCTTGATGATGTCCTGCGCCTGGGCCCGGGCTTCCTGCCGCTTGACGACCGGGGCGAGCGTACGTTGGAGAGCCACGTTATCGTCGGCCGTGAACTGGTCGGCGTGGTCTTTGTAGTACTGCTGGGCTGCCAGCGGGCTGTCGGTCGCCATGCGCAGCGTCACGGCCTTGTGAATGCCGGAGCGCATCGTCAGGACCTGGGCATTGACCTGCTCGCTGGGCAGGCCCTTGGTGTTGGCCCTGATTGCCAATTCGGCGAGGCCGATCTGCTCGTCCACCGCGGACGGATCGTTGTACCGCAGGGTGGCTTGGTTCTGCGACGTGGCGACCACGCCGGCCACCACCTGATCCTTGAACTCCCGCCGCTGGCCGGCTTCGTGCCGGGCAACGCCGCCCATCTCAGTGTCCTGATGGCGGGCCCAGAGCTTATCGAACTGCTGCTTGGCGTACGGACTGTCGAGGCTGGAACCCTGCTCCTCGCCGATCCGCTTCAGTTCGACGGCGGCCTCGTTGGTGGCACCCATCGCCTGACCGCCGCGCCTATTGTAGATCGCGGAATCACCCTCATAGAAAAGCTTCTGCGTCTGGGCACTGGCGGCGGTGTATGCCTGAAACGCCCGGGCCTCGGCGTCCTCCTTGCCCTGCTCGACCGCCCGCCGGTCGATGAGGGTGGCGACTTGGCCCATCTGCTGACCAGCCTGCTGGACCGCCTGCCCGATGCCGACGCCGAACGCTTCGCCCGGGGCGCGGATATTCTGCTCGGCGCGGATCGGGGTGGGCCGGACCTGCGGCCCTTCGTACAGAGGTACACGTGGCACGATCAGGTGATCCCATAGCGCTTGTAGGTTGCGTAACGATCAGCCCCGGTGGCCGCGGTGCTCAGCAGCGTGGAGCCGGCGCTGATATACCCGGCGGTTTGGGCATTGCGCCCGGCCATGCGGGTCAGCCCGCTCTGCGCCGTCAGGTTGCTCTGCTGGGTCCGCAGGCCGTAGGCTTCCCGCTCCGCGTTGCTCCGGATGGTCAAGGCATCCAGCTCGCCCAGCTGCGCCGTGTCCATCAGCACATCGAGGCTGCTGCCGGATCCGACCTCCAGCCCGCTGCTGGCCATGTTGGCCCGCTGGGTGCCGGCCAGCCGGGCGGTTGCCAGCCGCTGGCGCTGCTCCTCGACCTTGCCGCGCTGGGTAGCATCCTCAGCCTGCCAGCCGGCGATGGTGGCGTTATTGCGCTCGACAGCGGCCTGATAGCTCGCCTGTTTGTGCTGCGCTTGGCCCTGGGCGATGGCCCCACCAGCGGCGACAACGGCGCTTACCGCAGTCAGCGCCAGGGTGATGGTGGCCGGCTCACACATTTGCAAAGCCTCTCAAGTGAAACGGCAGGAACGGCGTGGCATCCGGTCCCAGGATGATCGGCTTGCCGAACACGAACCCGAGCCGGGTCAGCCAGTCGATGCTGCGCGTGTTGCGCTCGTCGACGACGTTGTACAGGTCGTTGTATTCCAGCGCCCAGGTCGACACGTAGTCGCGGCCGAGTTTCAGGAACTGCTTGCCATACTTCTCGACACCGTTGGCCCCGAGCAGCCAGGGGGATCCCACGTCTTCGATGGTGGTCTCCGCGCAGCCGAAGACGGCCAGCGGCATGTCGTCGACGATGAAGCAATAAGCTTCGCCCGGCATCTCCAGCGACCGCTCGATGGCTTCCATCGGGCTGTGCCGGGCCAGCGCCCACACCTCGCGGATATCGCAGGGGCGCATGTTCACAGCCACCGCTCTGGCATTGTCCCAGGTCGCGGGCTCGACCCTAATTGCCGCCAACTTCGACCTCCGGAATCACGGCGAGGACCGTCAGCGGCAGCGGGTTGCGCTGCTGCAGGGTGATGGAGCCGGACCTGCCCCACGATGGCGGGATGGTGATCTTGAAATCGCCCGTATAGAGAGCGGTGGGAGCGCCGTAGGGCTCGACGTCTCGCTGCTTGACTTCGACCATGTTGTCGCTGTTCGGCCCGACCCAGAGGCCTCGGGAGCGCAGCACCTTGCACACCACTTCGACGACCCGCCGCTTGGCAATCGCCGGGCCCCGCATGGCCGCCAGATCGATGTCGAGAGTGACGATCTCGCTGGTGTAGCCCAGGCCGACATGCACTGTGCTGGCGGCGTGCTGCAGGGTGATGCTGCCGCCGGAAACCACTGCGTCCGGAGCCACGCTGCCATCGGCCAGAACTGTCACCGTCATGCCTTCCAGATGATCCAGCCCGGTGATGGTGGTGGCCGCCGCGCCGGAATAGGTCAGGCCAGCGTCGACGAAGAAGGCATCCTCGACGTCGGTCACCAGACGCGATGCAAATCTCTCCACATATCGCTTTGTGACACCATTGATGCTGCGCTTTACCGAAACGTAGACAGCGTCCTCATCATCTTCCGAAACTGAACATACCGATTCATACCAGCCATCAGTCTCGTGCTGGCACCATGCCCAAACCTGATGTTCACGCAGGTAGGTTAGACTTAAAAGCGCCCCATCCGACCGCACCGCCCAGACGATGGAATGCGGAGCCTGAGCATAGGCCCACTCCTCGATGGTCATCCCCTCGAACAGGTGATTAGACAGGACCGACAGGTCATTGCCGGTGTAGCCATCGACGTCGATGCTGTAGCCCAGATCCCGCACGATGCTGCCCTTGGACTGCACAAACAAGGCAGTCTCGCCGACAATCAACGGCGGGACCTGACTGGATCCACGATAGCTCTGCGGCCGAACCACCGCGGCGGACGGCGTGATCGGATCACCTCCGCCGGATCCGCCACCGGTCACCTTGAACTCGCCGCCGCTTGTAAGGACCAGCAGGTCATTCAGGCTGACGAAGTGCCGGATCTCGTTCACCTGGGCGCTGGCGATGGTGAGAGTCACCGCATCATCATCTCTGGAAGGCGAACTGACATTGAAGTTCTGATAGTTGGATGATTGGCTCATCCAGATCGTCTGCGGAGCCGATGTGCTCCCGCCGAAGACGCGCCGCTGCTGATGGTAGGTGACCACACCCGGGTTGTTGCTCGCCGCGAAAGGGTCGCGGGCACCGGGCGGCGTGTCGCTGTCGTCTCCAGCTAAGTTGGTATCGGTGAAAGTCAGCGCAGTGGCGCTGCCGATATAGCCATGCACGCCGCTGGAATTGCTTTCCTTGTAGATGTTGTACTTCTCTGCTCCAGCGACTGCGGACCATGTGATGACGTTGTAGGTACCGGTAGCCGGGTTCAGCGCATAGTTGGAGCACGTGGCGGCCGCCGTCGGCAGGGATTCCTCCAGCGTCTCCTCGGCCACCGCGGTGATCTTGTAGCTGTCGGTGTGCGTGGCACCGGAGCCGGTGCCATTGGTCGGCGTGGCGACAGGTGAGCCGGGGGCGCTGAGCGCCGGGGCGAGAGCGATGGTCGTCAGCGTCCATGCGGTATGGCCGGTGCGGGACAGGTTGCGCGGAGCATAGTCGGGGTGGGTGATCGTCATGACGTCGGCGCTCTGCACGTACTTCAGCAGCGGCAGATCCGCCACGGCATAGGGCGTGGCGATCTCGTAGGGCACGCCGCCGCTCAGAACCTGCCCGCCGTCGCGATAGACCCGCATGTACAGATCGCCAAATTCCAGCACGTAGGTCTGCGTCGTGCTGAACTGGAACGGGATCAGGCGCACCCGGTCGGCGGAATCCTTGACCTCCGCCACGAACTTGGTGCCGGGGCGATTGCTGGCACCACCATGAGCATGCACGATCATGTTGCGGAGGGTCTTCGCCCCGCTCTGGTACTTGTTGAGATCGCTCCGGGCATGGAGAGCCGGGGCCAGTTCTCCACCAGTGAAGGACCTCTGCGGGATCGCCGTCATCAGTAGCGGGCCCGGATCCAATCGGGTTCAGGGACCGTCGTCGGCCGCGCTTCGTTGGCATCGCGAGTGATGGCCGCGGTCAGCGTAGCCTGATACAGCTGCAGCAGATCGCCCCGGGTGGTGCGGTTGCCGGTCAGCCGCTGCACGATGCGCGATGCCAGCAGATAGGTCAGCGCATCGGCAAAGAGCGGATCGAACAGCGTCACGATGGTGACCGATGCGGTGTAGGCGGCGCTTGCCTGATAGGCGTCGGTGAGGATGGTGCGGCCGGTGCCGTCGGCCGTCACGCCGACTGAAAACGGGACCGGCGGGTAGAGCAGGGTGGTGCCCAGCGCCGCCGGCAGTGTCTCGATGGCCCACATCACCCGGCTGGCATCATAGCCGCCAGCGCGGATGTGGTGGATCTGGAGCGCATCGGCTGGGAACTGGTACTGGTATGCCCAGCCGTCGACAGTGGATCCGGTATCAGCGAGGTCGGCCTGCCTCTGGGCAAAGTTCCACATGTGGGACCGGAGGAGCAGATCGCGGCACTGGGCATAGTGCAGCCGGCACTCACGTGCCTCGACGCTGCTCTCCGTCAGTGACGCAATCGGCCCACCGGCTCCGGCGTGGCTCAGCGCCAGATTGGCAATCTCGACCTCGCTGGTGACCATATCACTCCTCCGCGGGCGGGGGCTTCGGCGCGGCGGTCTTCTTCGGCTTGGCCGTGATCGGCCCTTCGTCGGTCGTCGGGACTTGCGCCTTGCCGGGCTCCGACTGGGCACCCTCGGCTTCCGCCTGCCGGGCGAGGATCTGCGGCTCGTTCGGCAGGACGTCGGCTTCCTTGTCGGCTTGGCGCTTCTCGTCGTATTCGCGCAACGCCGTGGCCCTGGTGGGGCCGCCCTCGTCAAACTCGCTCTTGCCTTCACTCTGCGGCGGAGGAGCCGCGGGATCGGGGCCCGGCATGCCGGTGATGCGGGACGGCTCCGGTGGGCGCTTCTCGTCGCCGAGGGGCTCTAGATACTCGCCGGGTTCGCCTTCCCACTCGACGATCTCGCCCGGTTCGTAGAGCCGATCATGGATGTAACTCTTCCTCAGAACGCGGTACTGGGCCATTCAAGCCTCCTTAAAGCGCATCAGCGTAGGTGGCGGTATCCTGCCGGCCGAGGCTGATGCCTGCGGTGATGGTGCCTGCAGTCATCGGGCCGGTGGCGACCGTGTAGTAGAGGCGCAGGTAGCGCAGCGTGCCGCGCGGGACCTTGAAGCGAGCAAGCGCCACGCCGGCCGCCAGGGTTGCCACCGCCGTCGCCCCGGTGCTCAGCAGCGTCACCGCACTGCCAAAACCGCTGGACGTGTCGGTCTGGAGCGCAACGTCGAGGGTTGCACTACCTCCAGCTGTAAAAGTCGTGTCGACCACAACGATTACCTCTAGGCTCTCGCCGGCCCCCACGTCGCGGCTGCTGCCGAGGTCGATAATGTCCGTGCTCGCAGCGGAGGCTGTGACCGCCTGAGCGCTGGAGAACAGGTTCTGTCTGTCCATGAGCATGTCTAGCTTCCTTTCTATCTAGCTTTCTAGCTATCCCGCTAGACCGGCCTAAACCACGCGAGCTTCGGTCGCCAACAGGGCGTCGGAGCGTCGAATGGGGATGCCGCGGAAAGCCATGACATTGTCGCCAGCGGCCTGGGCGAGGGTAAGGTTGACGTTGGAACCCGACATCATCTGGATGTCCAGCCAAGTCGAAACGGTTCTGTTGACGTAAAATACTGACCGGCCCATGCCTTCCGAAGGCAAAAGATGCAGCGCGCGGATCATCAGCTGAATAAGATTGGCTTGGCTGCCAGAGTTCGCGATGAGGTTGGAGTTGTCGATATTGCAGATGCGGACATTGTAACGCCAGTCACGCACCGTCATGCCGACGTTCCATTTGTAATGCGACCGATAGCCTTGGTACAGGCCGCCAGCGGCATCGATCAACGTCTGCTCGCCGAGGTCGCGGGACATCAGGCCGGCGTTGCTGC